ATTGCTGTTTTGACATTCGTTTGTATTTGTGATGCTGTTAAGTTTGTTCTCTTTGGATCATACAAAACATTGGCTGTCAATTGCAAATATGTGTAATCAGGATCAACAATTTTTGGTACGACAGTCAGAACCGAAATTGGTTTGATAACATCGTTAATCAACTTTTCTTTTTGTGTTTGTGTAAATGCATATGCACCAGTTGGTTTCAACGAAATGAACACTGAACCATATGATGGTGGATCATTATCTTCTCCACCCCAAACGTTTACTGCATCAAAAGAATAACCAAGATTGTTTTGTTGTATTGCTGTGATGTAATCTTCTTTACTTACCGCACGATTTTGCGCTGAGTATGATTTTGGTGCCTGAAACTTGATAGAATCAATCGTTTCACGGTCTGAACCTTTTATTGCGGCAGAGACACCATTGATAGAAGAAGTTGAATACCCCTGTATAGTATCCATCAAAACAAAATTGTTTGCACCTGCCGCAGCCGTGCCTGATGTTGTCAGATATGAAACACGGACAATATTGCCGTCCACCAGTTTTTTACCCAATATGTCATCACCAAAATAAATTTCATAATTTCCACCAAGACCTTCTTGTAAGAAATATACCAAAGAATTACCATTCAACGATACAAAACTTGATGCCTTAGTATATGTTTGAAAAGAACTATTTGAAGAAGATTGTTGTACCAAAACCTGCAAAGTTGTTGTGTCAACATTTGGTTCAGGCAATTGAAACTTTGATGTGGGATTATTTGAGTTGTTTACAGTATAATTGAATGACGCAGGAATTCCCTGTTTGATTTCAACGTTTGCAAAAAATGCCTCATTGGTGGCCAAGTTAACTTCTGTGATTGTGTCATCTGTTGTGACAAAATTATAGTTGATGCCATCAATTGATTCGGACAAGAAGTTGGTGAATCGTGGTAATGTTAATTGTGGTTGTGTTACACCAGTAACGGTCAAATTGATTGTTGCACTTGGTGCGATTGCCGAATGTGGAATGTAATTCAACAACTTTGCTTGTGATACCACAGAATCTCTAGCTAATGCTGTGTCCAAGAACATTTCATTTGCGACCATGTTCAAGTAATATGCATTATATTGTGTGTTGTAAGCAAGAACATCAAGTAACACAGACAACGCAGAACCTTCATAGTTATAATCTTGTAGTGTGTCTTGAGATTTCAAATATGTCTTAAGGTTTTCCTTAATCGTATTGAAATCCAAATCTGTCATTTGAATATTAGAATTAGCACCAGCCATTTTATCTGTTTCTCTCTAAAAGAAGTGTTACTGTTGTTGGTTGTGTTGCATTTTCAATAAAAAAAGTTAAAGCAACATTGTATGCATTTTTGTCCTCTTGAGGATTAACTGTCACATTCTGTAAAATTGCACGTGGTTCATAATTTTTAATCATAACAGTTATTTCTTTTTCCAAGTCCAATGCAGTCAGAGGTGAAAAGTTTTCAAACAATATTGAATCCATATTTGACCCTAGGTCTGGATTAAATGGTCTTTCATAATTTTTGGTAGACAACAGATTTCTGATAGAACGGATGACTGCTTGAGTATCATAACTTAAAGCAACATCAGCCGTCACCGGTTTCTTGGTGAAAGTGAAGTCTATGTCTGAATATATCTTTGTTAAGTTTGCCATCTTTTATTTATGAGCTAAAAGTAAAATCACTTTTTGGAACTTTGAAGCTGCAGGAGAAAATTCTTGGGCCGGAATCGAAAAAATCGAAATTTTGAAATTACTGTGGAGTACCTGAGACATTTGGTCCGCTGCGTACACCGCCGTGAACGTGTGTTTGTAGACTGATACCAGATGCAACCACATCACCACTAGCATTGATTTTGCCTGTAACATCAACATCACCCTTAATATTGACTGCTCCTTCGATGTTTATTTCAGAAGCCATTAAGTTTGCTGTTCCGTCAACTGTAATATTGCAAGTTCCCTTTATGTGTACATTGTTATCTGATAGATAAATCTCGTAATTTTTGCCAGTAACCTTAGTTACCTTTGTACCGTCTGGTGCAATTTCGATAAAACTACCATTTTTGTGTGCCAAATGCACTCTTTCTTTACCAGGAGTGTCGTCCAGTTCAAAAACATGGCCAGATTCTGTCTGCGTTACGTTGTTATATGGTGGTTTTGTGCCATATTGTGATGCTGGTTCACTCCAGGAACCACCATTTGCAGTTGAAACATCTGTGTCTAGTGAGTTGTTATGCTGACCGATTGCAGTCTCGGATATCTTTTCATTGCGATATAGGCGACTTGTGGTTGGTTCACCTACTGGATAGTGTGTACCGGTAGAGAATCCTTTTGAAGTATTTGGTGCATTTTTAATGATTCCAGGTAAAACACCCATAATCATTGGTGCCTGAGCAGACATACCATCCATAAAGAATCCAACAACAAAATCACCCACAAATGGTTTCGATGATGTAGTCGAAGCATTCACTGGCATCATAGGAAGGCCCCATGGCAACTTACTCACTGGCATTTCGTTGAGATTTTCTGAGTGCCAGCCAAATATACGAACCTGACAACGACCCAAGTTTAGTGGATCATTAATGTTTTCTACAACTCCAGTCCACCAAATAAATCCGTCTTTACCTATAAAATTGTTCATGCGGTATCCATTTCTTTTCTCAAAGCACTAGAAAATGCTGGAGCCAAGGCTGTCGGTGTACTTTCTTTTGCAATTTCTAAAATTGTCTGAAATGCACCCTGTGACTGCATAACATGTCTAACTGCTGTCACCAAATATTTGCCAGAATAATAAGAATCGAGTTCCTTTTCACCATTTCCACTAACACCCAATCGCAAAAGATTGAAATCAATCGTTCTTCCAGCAGATATACCAGAGTCACCAGGTATTACCAATTTAGCCACAATGTAGTTGGCTAGAGATAATTGTGCGGTTCTATAAGGAATGTAATTCTCAACAAAAATGTCTTTTGCAACAGAACCAACTCTTTCCTTGATATATGGTGCGTTTGATTGATTTGAATTACCAATCACAACCTTGAAGTTGCCTTCATAATTTTCATTTTGTGTTTTGTTCAATCTGTTTTTGGACTTACTCAACACACCTGTCTTTTCATTTATTTGTGATTTGTAACTTTCATAATCAAAATCAGTTACATTGTACGACCTTGTGAGTGGGTCGATAGAAATTAAACGGTTTGCAAATGTACCTGAATTAATTTCATTTAATAAATCGTGTGTTTTTATAAATTCATATTCCAAAACGGTAGATATCTTTTCTTCAATATCTGTCAACTTTGTTGGTAAATTTTTTGGTTGGTATGTGTAAGAATCGTAAACATCACGTGACATTAGAGTTTGAATTGAATTGAAATTGAATCCATCTCTGTTTTCAAAAAACAACATATCAGCACCTAGTGCGCCAGTGAGTGATGGTCTAGCATACAAAGATAACCAACTTATGGCTTCAAATGGTTTCAGTCTAGGTACAGTAAAATCATAGACACCTGTTGTTGGTTCTATGATATTAATTTTTTTACTATTTACTTTTAGTTTGTCTTGTAATATCTCTGTGATAATTTTGTCGATTTTTTTACCAGCATACGATTTACTGATTTTCGTTTGTTCCGACAACAACAATTCTTCCGAACAAAAGTATAGTGTAAATGCCTCACTATTCAGGTTTGGTGAGGGTTTTCTGTCACCTATTTTGTAAACTCTAAAGACCTTGGTGATGTTGGTTGGACCATTTTTAGTCTTACCAAAACTAATTTCTAAGAATTCGTTGCCTGTTATTTGTAGTGACTCCAATAGACCTAGAGCATCAACGACAATAACATGTCCAGAAACAACAAAGCTATAAATGTCCTCAAAATAGGACAATTCAATCATCAACTTTTTCAACTCAACTTTTTCACCAGAAGCTGCCAACAAACTAATTCTGTCAACACTAGCGTCTTGTGGAAAATAACCAATATTATTTTTTAATTCTTCAGACATATTAACTCATTAATTTTTTAAATTCATTTTCAAACTGGTTCACATAATTGGCATTTAATAATTTGATGGATCTTTTAGAATCGTTTACTTGAACTTCATATTCATAATTAGAAACAATCTTTTTTTCTGTTGTCACAGTTACACTTCCAGTCGGCAATGATACGGTTTTTGTACCTAAGACTATATTGTTATAATCTTCTTCACCAATAATTGTAGTTATTGTACTTAGTGTGCCTGTGCCAGAATCCAATTGTGTTACGATTTTCTCATAGTGATGTAAATCGTAGATATTGTTTGCCGTGTACTTATCTTCTATGTAATCAACTAATGTTTGACCAAATAGTGGCCAATCCCATTGTGGATCCATCATTTGATTAGAATACAAAACTATCCAGTAACGAAAACTGTCGTTATAATATTTGTGTGCAACAATTTCTGGTGTATCACCTTCTTGCACATCATACTTATAAAATAACAAAGGATTTGACAATGTATCTTGCACTGGACTGGCACGAACCAAAAGGTTCGTCATAACGGAATTTGTTCCGTTTTTTGCAGTTTTTACTAATTTTGGTAATGTGTCGAAGTATTTCATTTTGCGTCACCATACATCTCTTGAATTTTAGTTCTATCAAGAAGTTCGATTTCTTTGAATGCTAGTGTCATGGTTGTTTGTACAGGATTACCATCATTGTGCGCTGACCAACCATTTGGTGCATAATTAACATCAACCGATGTGATTACACTTCGGGTGACTTTGTTCACTTTTAAGTTTTCACCATTATTAAACATGAATTTGATATCTACCGCTGATGGTGGTTCCCAGAAGAAACCTGCAGCTGCCTTTACCGCAGTTGGTGCTGCGTTTTCTCTAAACATGCGAATAATTTTTTGTACTTGTTCAGCTTCTTGTTTGCTGAATGGTGTGAAGGTGAAAGATAAAGTAAATTCTCTAAAATCAATACCTTGAAATAGTAATTGTTGTTGTGGGTTAAAAACATAACCAGCCTTATTCAGTGCAAGTCTGGCAGCAGCGTTATTACCTAGAACAGAATTGATGGCACCAGCTATTCTACCAATTCCTGGTAATGCACCTGCAGCCTCAGCAATACTAACGGAATCATAATTTGCACCTTGTGTAAAATCAAGTGTGTCTGGCATATAGAGGTTAACTGTGCCTAATTTTTTGGAGTATTGTGGTTTAATCTTGTTTACGATTGCTGTTTTATCAGATTTTGCGAAATCTTTTATATCTTTACCAAATTCATTAGTTGTCTTTTTTCCTGTCGATTCTAAAGTTTCTGTTAAAGCTTCTTTGGCTTGTTGATATTTTTCACTATAATTTGTTTCGACCGCCTCAGTCAAAACTTTTTGGGCCTGTTCTATTCCATAACTATCTTGTTTGTAGAAGTCGAAACTGACCACATGACCTTTTGAGGCACTACCTAAATCTCTAGGATAGTATGCAGCTTCAGTCTGATATTTGTTTTTGAAAAGATTTTTGAGTGGTCCATTTACTGCTGAACCGGGAATGCCGATGCCGCCTATGGACGTTGGTATTGAAATAATGGCCATTATTTTCTCTAAAAAATGTTATACATACTATTTATGGCATATTCTGGAACATTTAGACCTACAAATCCTGCAAAATACGCAGGAGACCACACAAATATCATATACCGCTCGTCATGGGAATGTCGAGTGATGGCATGGCTCGACAAAAATCCGAATGTAATATCATGGGCATCAGAAGAATTGATTGTACCCTACATTTCACCAGTGGATGGTAGAAAACACAGATATTTCCCGGATTTTCTGGTCAAAGTTAAAACTGCTGATGGTAAGACCAAGACCATGATGATTGAGGTCAAACCCAAGAAACAGACCAAAGAACCAGAAAAGAAGAAACGAATCACCAAACAGTACATACAAGAAGTTGCGACCTGGGGTGTCAATCAAGCTAAATGGAGATCCGCTGAAGAATATTGTTTAGACCGAGGATGGCAATTTGTTTTAATGGTATCGGAAACGGGCGGTCATTTTGAGTTTATACCCTTCACACATTTATTGAAATGATATCTTTTCATCATGTTACTAGCACCACTAACCTCGCAGTGTGGACACTTTAATATTGGATATTTTAATCCCTTGTTTGGAGGTGCTTTACCTCTTTTCTTCTCGCTCATCTTTTTTCTGGTTTCATCAGAAACGCTGTGGCCCATCAATTTTTTTGAAATCGCATCACGTTTTTCTTGTGATACTGGTTTTCCTTTTGTTCCAGTTAAACCTTTGTTCCATGCGACTTGTAAACCCTTTTTGCCTTTATTCCAAGGGATTACTTGTTGAAAACACATGTCAGTTTCATCAATTTCAATAAATGTATATTCAACACCTAAAGCTAAAGAAAGAGCTTCATTTGTTTTATTAAAGTTTTTTTGGGTGACAGTATAAATATTCATACAACTATTTATTCAAATGATTACACAACCATCCATACTTACCTCGTTACACCAAGAAAAGGTTGACCTTGGCCACCAAACAATGGGCCGTGATTCTCTTGCTTGGTTAGTACAACGAATCAATGACCTGAGAAGTCCATCAAGACTGGTACC